ATACTGGATTGATTGCTCGCGCTTTATGGCTTCCTCTTCCCTTACATGTTTTTCATCGTTTGCCTTGACTTCCATTCTAAGCGTGACACGCTGTTCAGCCATTACATTAACGCCAGCTATTATACCGCCTAATGATGCAAGCATTCCTATAATCCCTGCCCACATGCCTAGATGCTGCTTGAAAGTCATTCTCTCCGCCATGATTCCACCGTCGCCCATCTGTTACCGCCCTCGAAGTAATAGTCAGACTTTATAATTTATATCTTATTCTAACATACCATTTATTCATAGTTAATGCGGCTTGAACAGTAGTATTTTTATCTGCAAGCAATAATACATTTATATCAGTCAATATACAAAAATTAGTTGCATCCTTTACTATATCTATCAAGCGCCTATTTGTTTGATCCCAAACAGATGCAATCGGTAATTCATCATTCGCTGCATAATTCGCTTCTGTAGATGAATTAACTAAATATGCGTTACATGATCTAGGCATGACGCCACATCCATGAGCCAAGGTTTGTTTTGTTGATACTGCTAATGTGGATGAGTCTATAGTAGCTAATGAATCCATAACATACCAATCCGTCGACCCATTTACACTTTTATATCTGATAAAATCACCTTTTTTCCTAAGCGGAAAAGCGGATGCACCCAAAAGAGTATCCGCTCCTGCAGGAGTCACAGTACAAATACCGGCCCCCGTATCAGCTTTATATATTAAGCCCTCAACATCTCCATTATTAGCACAATCACATAAAGTACCGGCAAAAGAACCGGCTCCTGTAGTTACCGCATATATATGGAATCCAGGTAACTCATCGATTGTAAATACTGCATTTTTAGCTTCTATTCTTGGAGTAATATTATTTAAATCATATGGATCAAGATAATCTGTGAAATATTTTCCGCTGAAATATAAAGCTCCTGATTGATAGGCGGCGTCTGTTATTTGTATTGTTTTATAGATATTTTTTGTTGATCCTGCCGCATTAGTGGCTAGCGTTGAATATTCAGTATTTTCGTCATCTAATGTATAATGCGTATTTTCTACAAGCAAAGTTCCGCCACCGCCGGAAGCCGTCCTAATGACTAAATCCTGCTGTGAAAAATAATCATGCCCTGTCGCCTCCACAAGTTCTGAAAGTACAAAAGCCGCCGACCCTACATCGGTATGGATTTCATCTGTAAAAGTATCGAGATTTAAAGACCGGCGCATTCTATGTCTTATTGGTACATTAGCCATAACTTAGATTACCTTTCATTTCCTTTCATTTCAAGCCGTTTGATCCGGCACATACATCCCAACCGCCCAATCATCGGAATACCAATCATCGGAATACCAATCATTTCCTTCACTCCATATCTGCGGGGGAACAATCGAATATACTCTAACTGTTGATTTTATTATTGAGTCGTCAAAGTTTTTTCTTGATTCTATGACTTCACCTTTAGATATTCCTAATTCAGGGGCATATGGCCTTGCAAGCGGTAATTGTATAATATCTGTTACCTCAAGTTGACTTGATATCAAATTAGTTACTACTCTATAATATTTATATTGTACGCCATATATTTGCATAAATGCCTCAGAAAATAATTGTGCGTTTGTGCTGTCGCTTAAATATGTCTCTATTTCCTTCGGCGTATATGTTTGATAATTCGTATTATTATAATCCTGATATTCAGTATTTATATATTTTGAATATTCTTTCTTTTCCCAATCTTTATTATAATTTATTGTTAACCTGGCAACCAGTTTTTCTTGTTCATAATATATTGTTATAGGTTCAAGCACATCCCATTCATTTAATTCCAAGTCTACTCCTGCCCCTTGATTAAATATGCGACATGAATATCTATCGTCATTATCTACCTGAAAATTGGCAAGTGTTCCGCCTTGAGTTATATCCTCTATGGCGTCTCCAAGCATAGTTGATTCATTTATTGCATAACCTATATCAAAAGCCTGCGCCCGATCCCAGCGTGAAGTATTGAAATATATATTATTATATTTTGCGTTTGTATAATTGACTATCAATTCTCTAATAATATCTAAAGCATTTTCTATCAAATCACCGGCAGAATCCTCATAGCCGTCTATGTCTATCGTAACAGTCTGGCCGGGAACATAATAATCTGAATCAGTGGTGAATGAACCGTCCGTCAAATCTATGACACAATTAGCTGTTATGTCTGTCTTATGCCCATTTCCATCATCAACATATATTGCATTTATAGCCGATAGGCTGTCATAATCTGTCATGTCGGCTACTTTAAAATACATAGTTTCCGCCGGAGCCGGTCGATTATCAGCGTCATAATCAAATTCATCTTCATTAACACAAACGACTGGAAAATTTTTAACAGTTCCATATATTAAAGGTATTACTTTTCCAATATTATTTTCATTCAAATTAGGATAATCTGAAAGCTCGAAAGTATTAGAAGGTATAGGAACGTTCAGGCGTTCTTTTTTATCTTTTATTTCAATAGATAGTTCATTGATTCCTATAGATACGCTTTTAGCATATCCTGTTACCAGCAATTTAAATTGTGAAAATGTGAATCCAGCGAAACCGCCATATACACGTAATGAGTTACCTATAAAGGTATTGTCCTCAGCTATTCTATCATATTCGCCGCTGGCATTACCAATTACTATAGTTCCGCCTTCATTTATATTGCGCCCTTCAAAATAATCAGCCTTGGCCCTTGTTATTTCCGGTATAGATAATACCACATCATCATAATATATATCATTATAATAGGAACTGTTTTCATCTCCGCCCTTACGCCATCCATAAATAATACCTATTTGCACCTCAAATAAATACGGATTACTCCCATTCGGGCAATGAAGATATAATTTTTTCTCTGTTACATCCCAATAAAAAGATTCTCTATTTGTTTGACAATCTGCTATGCTAAATACTTGTTTTAAATAGCTACTACCGACGCGAACACTACCAACTGCCGTTATTTCATCAACTTCTGTCCCGCTTAATAATTCAGGCGGTATCCAGGAATATTCATTCAAAAAACTTGTTACATAGACAAAGGCAAGCCATGTTGTATTAAATGTTAAAAGATTTGTTATATCATATTGAACTAAATATATAGGCTCATATCTATCTTTTACAATTTCGGCTTCATAACTCATTTAAATATAGGTTATCAAAGAATATTTTTATTGACAATACTATCTAAATGCGCTATATTGTCATACAGGAGGATGTTATGAAAGGTTTGATTATTATTTTCTTGCTTTTATCGGCTATTTGTTATGCTGATAATATGACTGGTGTATTTGTCTTTGAAATAGGCTATTTACCTTTTGACCCATTATTGAATGATAATAGTTCTTATTTTTCCGATTCACTATCATTTTATAGTAATTTTAATATTAAAATAACAATATTTGATTTGATATTTATAGGTGGCGGAATGTTATGCCATTTTGTTAACGATGTATATACTAATCAATTTTTCCCATATATGATGGATTATAGATTTGAAATCGGTTTTAAAATAGATGGCTTTTCTATTGGGTTTAGACATAACTGCTATCATCCGGTAGCCCCATATAATATAACTTTATCAAATATGAATGCTGCCTTTGAAGAAATATATATTAGATTTGAAAGTAAAATCAAAATATTTTAGCTTTCTTCATATGCCACATATAGCCAGCCTCTATTAAATGGAGTAGCGTTATAATTAGCATTGTCAAAATCTCCGCCTGCTTTCCTGTACAGTTTGAATTGTGAGAGTGCGAATTCTTTTTGGTATTTTATACCGCCATTCATAGTACCATCGTCTGCCGTTATATCATATGAATTTAACGGACCTATATATATGCTAGCATCATCTCTAATCATGGCAAACATATAACATATATTATTTGTCGCTCCAGTTATTGTTACTGTAATATTTCCCGTTCCTGTTGCCGTACTCATATCCCAATTACCTATTTCTTTTTTTAACCATTTAACATTTTTATAAGTATCAGTCGGAGTAGTATCTCTATATACTCCAGCCGATCTTAAATTAGATGGGTGACTCAAATCTCCTTCAAGAGACGGATTAATTATACCCTGATTTGTCTTTCCGTGAAATTGACTAAGAAATATAGTCTTTAAATCATAGTTTCCGCCAGAATCTTTGTATATGCTTCCCACGCATCTTTTAGTTAATCCTGCGTCATACCATCCTTGTTTTTCATCGTCCCATGTCGGCGCTGTTATCGATAGTTCAGCCGTCGCGGTAGTGCCGGATACTGCATAATAAATATATACAAGTGTACTATTAGCTATTCCGCCCCATGCCCCAGCAACATCAATATCATCGTCTCCGCCAGGAGTTAAGAACATCGAACCGCCTATTTCTAGCGTCGATCCGGCTGTTATTACCGGCTCGGACCCATCTGTCCAATCGTCAAAAGAAATAGCTATATGACCTATTGCTATATAATTTATTGCGTCTGTTAAACTGGAAGCTTGTTCCATTATTTTGCCTCTCTAATAGTTAGTTTTGCCGCCCATTTTTGAAGTTTCACCATATGCGTAAAATCATAGGCTTTTATTCTCACATATTTGGCCGGGAAATATGTGAGATTATCTTCATCAAGAACAAATAGAAACGGCCTATAATTTCTTACTTCAGTATACATAGTTTCAAAATTTGACCGCATGGTATCTGTCCAGTAAGGTATATTTAAATCCCATTCTTTTATCAATGCGTTTGTCGAGCCCAATACTTGCCCGCTGGCACCTTCCATAACTGAGCTTTTATCATCTGGGGTTTCTGAAAATACTCTTGCCGCTCCTTTAGTCGCCTGTAGGTATGTCCCTATAAATCCGAATCCCACTTGAATATATCCATCTGTATTATCTTCATCATCAAATAAAACAGACCAATATCTGAGCGCCGAACCGGTAAAGAAATCGAGCATAATATCAGCGTCATATGTAATAGTCTCATCAACAGTCGGGCTTGTCCATGATGCAGTTGAATTTCCCTGTACTTTCACGACCGCAGCACTCGATAGATTATGCGAAGCTATAAAGGCAATAGTTGGATTGATTGTATTTCCGCTTCCCATATCAAGGAATATTCTATTTTCAAGATAGAATCTGATATCGTCAAGATAAAATAATTTTGCCGCCGCTTCTCCTGTATCAATGAATAGCTTAATAGTAATTCCTGTCGTGCTTGTGTTTAGAGTAATCGTATCTTCCAACTCTTGCCATGTACTTGCTTGAGTACATTCTAAAGTAATCGTATCATGCCATGCCGCGCTATAATATTCTTGTATTATTACGGTTGCATTGCTAAGAGTAGCAACATCAGTATACATCCATAGTTTTATCCCGTAAGTTCGACCGGCAATCAACCCGTGCATATCGGTAGTATCGGCATTATCTGTCAACCAGTTTTCAGCGTCACCGCCAGCCGCCGCCGTT